CCGTTGCTAATATTGGAGCTGCTGTTGCTCATGTAGTACTTGCTCTTGGCGTAGGCCATCAGGTTGTAAAAAAGATCTAATGAAGCACTCAAAAGAACAGCTAGACGCAGTATTTGATAACTTACTTAAAGCTTATCAGGTTTCTTTTGGCCAAGGGATGACAAAGGAAAAACTACTTCCAGTCTTAGGCAAACACTTATCTGAGATGGAAGTAGAGTTTGTTCTCAATAGAGTGAAAGGACTAGACCCTTTAGGAATTCAATATTTAATGACTAAGTTCGAGGAGCCTCAAGTAGCTCCAGAACCAGTCATCCTAGAGGTTAAAAAACGTGGAAGGCCCGCTAAGGCTTAAAGTAGAAGCAGACTTTGAGCAGTTCTACAACAATATGCATCCTTGGCATAAACCTGTGTATGTGCCCGGGAAAGGCCATGCTACGGATGAGAATCTTAAGGCGCTAGTTGCTGAGAAGTTTCCAGAGCTACGTCTTCACATGCCTATAGACTTAGCTGTTGAAGCCTTTCATCGCGTCACAGGCTTCCCCCATCGCACTATCGAAAAGTACGCAAACCTTATCCGTATAGAAGAGAAAGTAGATAAGGCTATTACTGAGATTAAAAAAGATGTTTATAGGCGTAAGCTCCCTCTCATTAAGGAGATAGTAGGACTTACCCTAGAAGGCGTAAAGGAAGCTGTTCAGGGCGTTATTGAGGATAAGGAAAGGTTACGCTCCTTCTCTCCCAGAGAGATTCGAGATTTAACAATGGTAGCCGCAGAATTAAACAATATCTTAAGGCTAGAAACAGGTCAGTCTACTCAAAACATTTCCAATAAAACTCACATAACTGAAACAACGTCTCAGAGCGTCAGCGTTATACTTAAAGACCTAAAAGAAATAGATCCAGTCTTTGAGTATCCAGAGGTTCCAGATGAGCAGTAATGCAGCAAAGGCATTATCAAATCATCGGAATATCATGGCAGCGATTTATGATCGCATTAATAACGTACACAAAAGACCATTACACGCAGGGCAAATTCAGCTAGCCAAAGCCTACTTTAATGACAAGAAAAGAATAATTCAGTCCCAATGGGGCAGAAATGCTGGAAAGGCGCTTGCCCTAGATACCCCTATTCTTACTCCTATGGGATGGAAATGTATGGCTGACATTCAGCCGGGAGACTATGTTTTTGGTGATGACGGAATGCCTACGCTTGTTACAGCCGTCTCTCCTATCATGTATAACCATAAATGTTACGATGTTGAGTTCTCTGATGGCTCTGTAATTACAGCTGATGCAGAGCATTTATGGGCTGTTCATTCTCCATCTGGGGAGGTTGCTACGCTAACTACTGAGGATCTCCTTGCTCTAAGAGACAGGCTTAAAGTCTATTCTGTTCCTGAAGTGATTAAATCTAATTTTTGTAAGGCTTGTTCGCAAAGATTTTTTTCCGTAATTAAAGAACGAGAAAGTGTTCCAGTTAAGTGCATCTCTGTTTCAAATGACTCTCATCTTTATCTAGCAGGGGAAGCGCTTATCCCCACTCATAATAGCGAGAGCGTTCTTTACATTGCGACTGTTAAGGCCATTCTAGAGCCTAATTCCCAGATCTACATTATTTGCCCAGAGCGTAAGCAAGGAAAAGAAATTTACTGGGCTAGTAGAAGGCTACAGAACTATCCTCCTCCTGAATTTATCGATCAGGCTAAAGACTCTGAGATTCGTTTAGTTTTTAAAAACGGTTCCTTTATCTGCGTAGATGGCTGCGAAAATACAGCAGCTCACGCTGGTATTAAGCCTCACTTAGTTTTCTACGATGAGTTCCAGCGTCATTCCCAAGAGTTTGACTTGGAGATAATGCGTCCAAATCTTTTGGCTAAAAACTCTTCTCTTATTATTACTGGCACTCCTCCTAAAAGAGACTGCTACTACATGCAGTTTAAAAAACAGCTTTTACAAGAAATTGCTGGTGGAGATAAGACTAGGCTCTACCTCCAATTTCCTACCAGCATTAATCCAACTATCGACAAGGAAGAGTTACAAAAGACTATTGATGCGCTAGTTCGCTCTGGTAACTCTGCCATTGCAAGGCGTGAATATTACGGAGAAGACTGCTTTGGTGGTGAGGGCGTAGTATTCCCATTCTGGTCAAGAGAAACGCATGTGCGGCCACACAATGTACTAACAGCTACTCTTGAGAAAGATAAAAAGAAGATGAAGTGGATAGCCTTTGCTGACCCCGGAGCTGCTACCTGCTTTGCAGTTCTCTTTGCAGCGTATAATCCATATACAGCTCAAATTTTTATTCTTGATGAGATATACGAGACAGATAGGAAAAGCACAGAACCACTAAGAATGTGGCATCGAATTCAAGCTAAGCAAAAAGAGCTTTTTGATGGCAGATGGATTAATGGGTATGACTCTGCTGAAGCGTGGTGGAAAGAGCTAATTCAAACTAACTTTAAAGCTAGCCTTGTAGGAAGTGCAAAAACCACAAGATTTATTGATGATGACATAGCTCTCATTAAAAGCCTCATGGCAGCAGAGGATGCTCTCTATGTTTCTGATAGATGTATTAATTTTATTAAGGAAGTAGAGAACTATGTAACTGACGAAAAGGGTGATTTGCCTGAAGATGGAGATCATTTGTTAGATGACTTTAGGTACATACTTAGACACGTTAATTACAAATTTGTTGAGCGAGTAGAGGCCCAGAGGGCCCACTTACAAGCAAGGGACATTGAGGGACTATCTCAGAGCAGGGAGCTAGATTTAGTGACTGGCTGGGATGAGGAAGTTTTATTTAATTCTATAAATGCGGATCCATGGGACATTACATTTCAATAAGTATAATTGCGATAATTTTAAGTTTTTTCTACTTACAGCTTAGAAAATGTAAGGTTGTTCATAATACCTACGTTACAAAAAGCATTGACGAGAGAAAGCTTGATAGGCTTATGGGCCTTATCCAGCAGCTTACTATTGAAGCCAAGGTAACAAAAAAGCTTGCTGAGAATGCGTTTAGGATGGCTAGCGCTTCCAATGTTTCAGTCTCAATTCTATCAAAAGGCATAGGGGCTAGACCAAAATTCATTTCTAAGGAACAGTTAGTGAGTGAAGCGGTAGCAAAAGGAAAGCTTGAAGACCTTTTTGGGAACGAAGAGGCTGAGTTTTTAAAACCGCTACTCTCCGATGATGAAATAGAATTAATTGATGAAGCTAGAAAACAATACGAGAAAGCAAAGGCGAAGGGTGAAGTTCTATGAGTGCTATTAATCCGTTATCAAATTCGCCTTTTGACGATCTGGAGTACACAGATAAAACCTTTAGTCCCTTATGGACATTGCCAGATTTGACGGATGAGGAAGCTCTTCTTAAGTGGGCTAGGGAAACCGTAGAAGCGTGTGAGGAATATTATGGGTACTACTTTCAGATCCAGCAGGATAACCTCATGCTTTTCCGTGGCATTCACTGGATCATGCAAGATAGGTACTCAAATAAGTGGCTTGATAAACAGGGAATTCTTACTCGCCGTTCTCCTCGGGTGGTTATTAACCATTTGTATGACTTTGTGGAACAATGGGTAAGTAGGCTTACCCGCTATCGTCCAGCAGTAGCTATTTATCCAGCTAGTTCAGAGATGTCTGACTCTGATGATGCAAAGATTGCTAAGGACGTACTTAATTACATTTGGTATCAAAATAATATCGACAAGTACCTCCAAGAGTTTGTTCGTCAAGTTAAGATATTTGGTGAAGCCTATTTGTGGATTACTTGGAACCCCAATAAGGGAGATTTACATCCTGACTGGGTACAGGCACAATCTCAGGGGTATCGCATTCCAGTTACAGGCAAAGATGGGCAACCAGTTCTGTCTGAAAAGGGAGAGCCTCTATACATTCAAAAAGCCATTCGTATTGGGGAAGTTGAGTACAAGGTAGTTCCTCCTTGGCATGTATTTGACATGCCATGCCGCAATAGGGATGACATAGATTGGAGTATTCGCTGGTCTAGCGAGAATGTTGATTACGTAAAAGCTAAGTATCCAGAGAAAGAAGACTTAATTAAGCCTGATGATGGCATGGAAGTCTTCTCTAATAGAAAGCTTGATATTGGCAAGATGAAAAACGAGTGCATTGTGTACGAGTTATTTCATCGCTCTTCTGAGTTCCTAGATAAGGGTAGGTACATTAAGTTTACCAAAACAGCTATCTTAGAAAATACTGATTTGCCGTATCAGCATGGCAAAATCCCGTATGTATACATGAATGACATTGAAGTGCCGGATCAGATTCGTGGCATGTCATTCTTTCAGCAGCTCTACCCTCTTCAGTTTCAAGTTAATGCATGCGCTTCTCTTATTTATAAGAGCTTTGTTCTTATGGCGCATCCAAAGATTGCAGCTAGAGAAGGCTCTGTAAATATTAATCAGTTAGTAAATGATTCTACGGTAGTTCTCTATAATGATGATGTTCCAAGCATTTTATCTATGCCTCCGGTGAATGGAGAGATGTTTAATTACATCAATAAGTTAGAATCTACGTTAGAGAAGTTATCGGGCATTTTTACAATGTCTCGTGGTCAAGCTCCTAGTGGTGTAAGAGCTGCAAAAGCTTTGAGAGTGCTTGAGGAGCAAGAGGATAAGAGAGCTTACGTTACTGCTGTTAAGTATAACGAGGTAGCTCTTATTGATAATGCTCGTCTTTCTCTCTCTA